TGGAGCCTGCCGTAGAGGATACGGGCGGCCGGAGCGTGAGCGACTGCACATGACTTCACTTTTTCTTCTTTGGCTTCTGCTCCGCCCGATCCCCTTCCGGGTCCCGGACTCCGGTAACATCATATGGCATTGTTATTATAAGCCTGCGGTGTCCTGCCTGACGGCACTACACCTTGGCAGTAAAAATATTAATTAGCTATATAGACATTTGACTTCATGATATACCCTACACAAAACATGGAGGATTAGGAAATAGGATATATTAATATAGTTAATTATAATTAATAAATATACCTATTAATGCGCGCGTAACAAGTATGATGTCAAAAATGATCATACAGAAACACAGATATTTACCCCCCCCATTTTATTACGACAATTTCGTATAAACAACAAATGGGCGACCTTCACAGGCTACCCATCCATCCGAATAACTTGTTTCGTATTTACGAAACTCGTATATTCGCAGCAAATAAAATATCCTATGGGAACAAAGATAAGATTTTTACATATAATGAAATCAAATTTCGATAAGATTCTTACCGAAAGATATATTCCACGTAATATTCAGACCAAGAAAGATGAGCTAGGATGTGTAAAACTTCCAGCCGGATCACTTATATGTCCAGTTGATTTTAAGCCTGTTACCAATAAGGAAGGCAAGAAAGTGACAGCCATAAAATATTCATTGAAACATGAGGAGTATCATGGATCGGGAATCCAGATCAGCGATGAATGTAAGATGGCAATGATATATCTTATTATCATAAACGTATCCAAACATGTGTTTCTAAGAAAAAGGATGCAAGATGGAAACAGAGATCAGATAGAGATTAACACCAATGATTTTATTGATATCCTATCGGATGGATGCGCTTATTTCTGCTACCGACATGTATTAAGGGATTCTCATGAGGATATGAACTACCAGCTTATAAGCTTAAAGGCTTGGGCTGAAGGAGAGATTATGATAGCTTTATCGGATATCATAAAATACAAGCATAAGGCTAGTAAGACCCCAAGGATAAAGGATATGTTTGTAAAGAAAGGAGAATCTGTATATACCTGCCTTGATAAAAATCTTGATTCGAATACCAGAAGAAGGATGGCTAACAAAAGTCGTAAATTAAATAGAGTCAAGATGTTATCAAAAATAATATTCTCAGCTAGAAACAGAAATATAAATAAGATATATAAGGTAACTAAAAAAAGAACTGTCAAATTCAATGTGTCATATCTTATGGATAGATTGAATATAAAGTTATCAAAAGAAGGTATGATGCTAATATCCCAAAGAACGGTATATCGGATGATAAAAGAAGTTCTTAGTATGTGCTGTAAGACTATATCCGATTTATATGATGAGGTAAAGAAAAACAATGGAATAGTCAATACCAAAGACAGGAAAAACGTAACTATCGGACACCTAAGACTATCATACAGAGGAACGATAATGCATATAATTATCGCCGAATATTTTATAAAAGACGTTTTCTTAGGGGTAAAAGGGGTTGAGATGAGTAAGGCTGGATGATTTGAGTGCCAGATACAAAATTTAATATTTATATATTATTTACATTTATTTCAATTAGTTAATTATAACTATTCGTATCTTTGTACCATAAACTTAAAAAGATATGGTAAAAGAGGATTTTAGAAATGAAAACGACCTCCTTCGTCATATTATGACGGTGGATAAAAACGTGGAGCAGGGTCGTGCCTTGAAGAAGATTTTCACCACTAGGGAGAATCTGTTCATTACCGGTAGAGCTGGTAGTGGTAAAAGTACGTTCATGAGACGTATCGTAAAGTTCTTGGGTAAGTGCGTTATCGTAGCACCGACTGGAGTAGCGGCGTTGAATGCCAGTGGACAGACCATTCATTCGTTCTTCTCTATAAAGAACGATCTTTATATCCCTTCTATCGAGAGAGGTATGTTGTCGAATAAGGTGGATGTAAGTCCGTTTATGAAGAAGAAGATCAAGAATCTTGATACTATTGTCATTGACGAGATCAGTATGGTAAGACCTGATTTGCTTGATGAGGTGGCTGACATACTTAGACAATGTAGGCGTAGCAAGGAGCCTTTCGGTGGAGTTAGGTTGATTATGTTTGGAGATCTATCACAACTACCTCCTGTGGTGACGGCGGATGATTTTATCGACAAATATTATGAGAGCCGGTTCTTTTTCTCATCAAAGGCATTAAGAGCGTCAGGATTCTCGGTCATTACCTTCGAGAACGTATTCCGTCAAAAAGATCCTCAGCTTCTTTCCGTACTTGAGGATATAAGATGTGGGGTTATTACCGACGAGTCAAGACAGATATTGGATAGTAGGGTCAAGTATCCAGATAATATGGATAATACTACAATTATATGCTCAACTAACAAAGAAGCTTATGAGATAAATAAGACTAATCTTGATAAGATCAATAATAAGGTATTTAAGTTCGATGCTACTGTATTCGGGGAGAAGCCTGTAGCGCCTTGCGAGGATGAGCTTATAGTAAAGGTAGGGGCTAAGGTCATAATAACCAGAAACGGCAACGGGTATGTCAATGGCTCGATGGGTATCATAACCAGCATAGATACTGTTGATGAGACGATATATGTTCATCTAGATAACGATACTGAGGTGGAGATAACCAAAGAGAAGTGGGAGAAGATGAAGTATAAGCAGGTAGATGATTCCCTTGAAGGCATTTCTTGCGGCTATATAATACAATATCCATTGAGGTTAGGATACGCTATAACCGTTCATAAATCTCAGGGAATGACTTTAGATAATATATTCGTAGACATCAGCAGAGCCTTCGAAATAGGACAGATATATACCGCTCTTTCAAGATGTAGGTCTATAGACGGGCTTTATCTGAAATCAGTGCCTAAGGAAGATATGGTACTGCTAAGCGATAAGATATCTGACTTTATAGAGAAGGTGGATGAGAATGAGGGTGTTTTGAATCCAGAAAAGATATCTGATATCGGTAAGGATATGATCAAGAAACAACAGGATTTGTTTAATTTCGATGAATACGGATTATAATGGCTAAGAAAGAACTTTTTTCAGACGTAGATGAGTTAGTATCATCTTTAAATAAAGAGCTTGGAGAAGGCTCGATAATGAACTTCGGCGATGATAAGCCTATAATATCCACACCAAGGGAAAGCACTGGTTCTCTGGTGGTGGACAAGGCCCTCGGCGGCGGATGGGCGGTAGGTCGGATCCATGAGCTGGTCGGGATGGAATCTTGTGGCAAGACCATGATGTGTACGTTAAGTATGATCGAGTTCCAGAAAAAACATCCAGATAAGCTGGTAGCTATAATAGACGTGGAGAACGCTTTCGATATTGAGTACGCTAGGAAAATGGGATTAGATATAAACCGGTTTTTGATCTCCCAACCAAGCTACGGGGAGCTGGCTATTGACATCACAGCCAAGTTAGTCGAGTCCGGGAAGGTCGGATTTATTGTCGTAGATTCTGTAGCCAATCTGGTACCGAAGAAGGAGATAGAGGGCGATATGGAAGACAGCAACATGGGATTGCAGGCTCGTTTGATGTCCAAAGCCATGAGGGTTCTTACAGGAATCGTAAACAAAAGCGACTGTGTTCTGGTATTCATCAATCAGTATCGGGAGAAGATCGGTGTTATATACGGCGATCCTAAGGTAACGACCGGAGGTAACGCTCTTAAGTTCTATGCCTCTATCCGTATGGAGATGGCGAGAAAGAAGGTTATATTAGGAGAGGACGGATCTTCAGTAGGTCATGAGGTTAGGATAAAGGTGCTGAAGAACAAGACAGCCGTTCCGTTCCAAATAGCAGAGACAGCCTTGTATTATGGCGTGGGGTTTGATAAGGAACTTGAACTTTTGAAGTTATGCGAGGAAACCGGTATCTTTATCCGTAAAGGATCATGGTACTGGTACGGGGATGTTCGTGTAGGGAACGGAGTCGATAATACGTTAAGTATCATGAGGGATAATCAAGAATTGTGTCAAGAATTAAGAACTAAATTGAATTTGTAATCATGGCAATAGGAGTAAAATTTGTAGACGTAATACCGTCCAGTGTACAGAACGCTGTCGAGGTTAAGAAAGGGGATGTGAAGAACTATCTGTTCGTAGGTATTCCCATGAGTGAGTTTATTGGAAAGAGATATGAGTATGAGGGATTCATATACATGTGCCTACAGGGTGTCACCGGTGGCACGGAACTTGGCGGAGATATAGCCATAGCCGTATTGAGACCGGTTCGCCCCGCCGTCGGGCAGGCATCTTATCATTTGGTATCGTATACACCTCTTACGTATACGAGATCTGATGTGGCGATATTCCTTCGCAATGGTGATTTTAAGGTTGTTAAACGTGACGATTGTAATCTTATCTGATCATGGGAACATATATATCGATAAAATCAACAGTAAACGCATTCAGGTACGGGATTGATCCTATACCTGAATGGTTTGATAAGATATCCCAAAGAACCAAGGAGCTTGATGTGATGGTTGACGGTCACAAGGTAAAGGCTTTGGATATAATCCTAGAAAATGGCATTCTACGGGCTTTTTACGGTTATTATATAGGTATGTATCCGGATAACTCAATACAGGTGTTTAGACCGGAGGATTTCCATTCATTATATACGTTGAAGTTATGAATATATCAATAGGCATAGATCCGGGTATAGACACCGGAGGATTGTCCATGATCCCGGAGAACGGGGATATTAAGGTAATTATGACTCCAAGGATATCAGTTAAGGGGGATATAGATCTTAGGGCTATATCAAGCTTCTTCCTCGATGCCGCTGACAAGATCCAAGAAAAGGGAGGCGGGACGCTGGCGATCGCCGTCGAGGACGTACATAGCATCCACAACAGCTCGGCAGCCAGCAACTTCTCCTTTGGCGGGAGACGCCGGGAACCGAACGCCCTATTCGCTATGATGGTGGAGATGATGGAGCGATACGGATCTCACCCGGATGTTAGGTTCATGTTCGAGGAGGTGCAACCAAAGACCTGGCAGAAGGAACTTCATACGACAGCCGATCGGGTGTATACGGCGGCGAAGTTAGACACGAAGGCTACCTCCATCCGATGTGCCATGCGCCTTTTCCCTTTGGTTTCTTTCGTGAAACCATGGTCAGGAAAAGGAGTACAACCTACTAAGATACAAGACGGAATGTGTGACGCCACGCTTATAGCCGAGTATATTAGACGTAAGTTTAAACTATTTTAATACTATTAAGTATTTATTGTATTTGTATTAATATAATTATGATTATATTTGCGATGTAATAAAAAGTTGTTCGTTATGCTTATAAGATGCTTGTCGAAGTCATTAAATGAGAAGTTGGGCAAATTGGAGACGGTGGTTAAGAACGCCGGTTCCAACTCCCTTTATAAGGATCTTAAGATAGATGTTGTCAATAATCTGGCTTATATCACTTCCGTAAATGCCAAGGTATGTGTTATAGAGCGATTGGAGGTCGAGGCTGACTCTAACTTCTCTTTCTTGGTAGAGGCAAGCTCTTTTATTAAGTTCATGAAAAAACAGAAGAATTGCGAGATTACGATACTGCTTTCGGATAAAAAAGATCAGATAACGATCCGCTATGCTTCTGGTGAGTATAGTTGTCCGGCTTTTGATATCAATACATTCCCGCAGGTACATAAGATACTTGATGGAGGAATTAAGGTTAAGATGAGCGATTATGTTTCGGTTCTTAACAAAGCCAGCGATTATACGGAGGTAGATGACTTTTATCCATGCATCGAGAATGTGGTTATTGATATTGATGATATTAATATTAATATAGTAAGTACGGATAGAAATACTATTTACAGGTATTTTATCCCTAATCAGGATAAGGTAGAGAAGATGTTTATACCGGTATCGAACGAATCCGCGATATTGCTTGATAAGCATATCAATAAGTCATCGGATATGTTGTCTATAAAAGTGGACGATACTAAGACTTATTTTTCTACGCCTGATATGGATATGTATGAGACCCATTTTGAGGGTAATTATCCAAATTGGAGGTTCGTGGACGAGCATTTTGTCAAAACAAGTACCTATGTCTTTGATAAGGATCTACTCGTCCAAGCCCTCCAAAACAATCTTAAGGTAAATGAGTTCGATCATTGCAAGTTGATATTTACCGATAAAGGATGCGGTATTATGTCAGAGAACCCGTCTTCCGGTAAATCATGTAAGGAGAGACTTGCTTCTTTGTCTTATCATGGTGAAGATATTATATGTAACGTATTATGTGGAAGATATCTTGGTATTATAAAAAGCGTCTCATGTAATAGGGTGGTTATCGAGCATGATCATAAATCTCATTTCAATAAGATTTATGGGGAGGATAATAAGAACGAGTATTTCTTGTCATCATCAGTTATTGTTTAATATTTAAAAATATATAAAATGGGAGTTAGAGAAAATTCATCAGGTGGTAATAACCATTACTTTAAAGTAAGTGGTAGCGGACTATTATATCAGTCATCAAGAGAGCCAAAGGAAGGTTTCGAGGAGCATATAAACGAGAAGACCGGAGCCGTTTCTTATTGGAGGGTATTCTGGAACGGTATCGAAGGTTATTTGTCTGATATCAATGTGCGAGAAGTGGAGTTCAATGGGATAAAAGCCAAATACGTGTCCATAAAGATAAGTGATGAGGATGGTAATTATTTCATAAACGTTCCTTTGATGACTCAAAAAGGAGGTATTAATAATTACGTGAAGTCACTGGTAAGGTACTTGCCTAATATTGACCTAAAACGTAAGGTGGTAATAAATCCTGCTCATGCTAAGAAAGGGGATCAATATGCTCCCGGTAATTTTTTCATTTCATACGCTAGGGAAACTCTAGATGGAAAGGACGAGCTTATCCAGCAATATTATAAGAACAGACAGAACGGATGGCCTGATAGGGTAGAGAGCACGGATATAATGGGTAACAAGAAATTCGATTATACGGCTCAAGACACTTTCGCTTTTCAAGTATTTAAACAATATCTTGAAAAGTTTAAGGCTGAAAACGAAAAATCGGAACAGGATAGAAGCCAAAGCATGGGCGCTACGCCAACCGCACAGACGCCCCCACCGTCATATGCAACGCAGGCTCCGCAGCAAGCGCAAGCCTCTTTGTTTGGAGGTCAACAACAACCTCCTCAATATCCTCCTTTTGGAGACGACAGTGATCTTCCATTTTAATTAACTAATTAAAAATTAGAAAGTTAATGGAGAGTAATTTCAATATATCTACTAAAGTGAATCGTGTCTCGATGCCTACCCAAAATAAGGTAGATACGGTTATGAAGAACCTAGGGCATCGATCTTGTATAGCGTATTCCGAGGAAAAGGATATGTATTATAAGGATGGAGAATGGGTAGCGTCAGATCTTGACGCTACTATCTTACCTCTTAGGGAGATGTTCGAAAAGACATCTGATTTGAAGTTAGGATTGAAGATCGTTTATTTAATAATCAAATTATAATGGCCAGTATTGAGGATATTAAAAAGCTTCTGGAAAGCAAGTCGTTTACATCAGCCAGAGACCTTGATGAGCTTGAGGAGAAGCCGGATGATAAACAAAACGAGGTTAGATTGAATTGCGACCCTATGGTAGGGATGATGGAGGAAGAGGGGAAGATCTTCCTTAACTCCGTAAGATTCTCGAAAGCATGGAACTCGTTGGGTAAGGATATTCCTATCAAGCAGGGTAATGCTTTCCCATTAGGACAGGGTGATGTCCTTGATATAGACACAGGGGTATGGGCATCGTTCCCGGATAATACCATAGGGGTGTTGATGATGCTGCCGTCGTTTACCGGAGATACGGGACTTACTTTGGTAGGATCACCGTTCGTCTCGTCTAATAACGGGAATATCATGATCAGGGTCACTAATGTCCGTAAGGATATGGCTATAGTCGAGAAAGACAAACATATAGCTGAGTTAATTATAGTCGGCAAGATAAAAGCCGATATTTTTAGAACTTATAAAAGTAATGAACATGTTCGGATTGAAGATAGTAAAGAGTAGCTATATAAATACTATAAAACAGGATCTTGATGAGGCTATTAGCTATTCAAGTAGATTAAAAAGAGATTATGAGGATTCCCGCAAGAAGATAACGGAATTAGAAGAGAAAGTAGGGTATCTTGAAACTCTTTCCGATTCCCTTAATATGGATATAGAACAAAAGGATTCTATTATAATTAAGATGGGTAATGAGCTTAGTAAATCAAGAGAGATATATAATGAGTCGGTAAAAGATAAAGAGACTCTTAAACGGGCTTATATGGATATTGAGAAGAAACATAAGTTATCATCTAAATTACTCGATGAGGCTAGAAGAAGATATAAGGAACTCGAGGATCAGAATAAGGCTATGTCCGATCGTATCAAATATCTTGAGGCAGAGCTTTTAGATAGCGATGTACCTGATGAGGTTGTTGTTGATGAGGATAAGATGGATCCTAATTCCGGTCATATTGATATACCTGAAAATAACGTATCTGAGGTTACTGATGCCGATGCCGGTAATGAAGTAAATGTCGAGAATAAGGTGGAGGATAAGAAGAAATCTAAGAAACGTAAAAAACCTAAAAAGTATGAATAAGATCTTGTTATTATTAATAACTATCCTTACCTTAGCGGTTGTCGGATGCGGTACGTCAAGAACCTACTATACGGAATATGATACTACTGATATATCTTATGTAGTGGATTCCATAGTGTCTTCCGGGACCGTGATGGGCCAATGGAAGGAGTGGCGGTTTACGCTAGACGACGGCCGGGTCGATAACTTTGTCTTTACCGCCCTATACGACGCCAAGGGAAAGGCTAGGGGGTCTATACAGGTAAGGCAAAGATCCGATACGTTTAATATCAAGATAATTGATTACCATAAAAAGGATAAAAAATGAGTTACGGGTTAGGATATATACCATCCCCTGTGGATGACAGAGACGCTATCATGAATATGCAGCATGAGGCTGTCCCTGATGAGTATAAGGTCAACAACGTTGATAGCGTAGTGGATCAAGGATCTTCTCCTATTTGCGCTGCGGTAAGCTTAGCTGAGATACTTAACTGGAGAAAGAGTATAAGGGCTATTAAAAGACCGGCTAAGATCTCTCCCTACGATATATATGATCTGAGAGAGGATAAGGATCAAGACGGGATGGTTCTTCGTGACGCTATCAAGTCTATCAAGAACGTAGGCGTAGATGGGGAGAAAATAAACAGTTACGCTAGGATCATAGATCCGGTATCAGCCAAGGTAGCTTTGATGCTGAATGGCCCTCTGGTTATAGGTCTGTATTGCTATAATTATGGTAATCGATTCTGGCAAGGCCAAGGACAGAACTTGGGAGGTCATGCCGTTATCCTTACCGGCTGGGACAAGGCCGGCTTCGTCCTACAGAACAGTTGGGGGACGGGATGGGGTAGGTCTGGTGTGGAGACGTTCCCGTTTGAGGATTGGTGCTATATGCTAGAATGTTGGACAATAGTTTCATAAAGTTACTATATAAACTTCGAGAAATTCCTATCCATATCCTCTTGTGAAAGACGATGTGGAAACCATCCTGGCGTATCCCCTCAAGCTTATACCTTGTAGAAAGGGTAGTTGGTCGCACGTGGGTTCAAGCCCCTCCGCCAGGACTACGTTGTTTTTTGGGGAAAAACTAGCATAGAGTTTTGTCATTAGATTTAGAGTTTAGATTTTGTTTGATGTCCTTGTCCGGGAGGATCAGGACATATGGATCCGAGGATCATTGGATGATTACCATAATATTGGAGATGCTGGTTCGATTCCAGCCGGATTCGCTAAAATATTGTTTTAATATGGATAATGGATATGTAGAGATAATAGATACGACTCATCATAGAGCTAGAAGTAGCGGAGCTGTATATGAACATATAATCGTGGCTGAAAGAAAAACAGGAAGACTTTTGAAGCCGGAAGAAGTCGTTCACCATATCAATAAAATAAGGCATGATAATAGACCTGATAATCTTATGATATTTAGATCTAATGCCGATCATACAAGGTTTCATCATGGAGCTGAGGTTTACTTTGATAAGGAAGGGATAGCGTATTGTAAACCCGTGGAAGTTAAGTATTGCTCGTGCTGCGGTAAGGATTTATGTCATGATACTGAGGGAAGTTTGTGTTTTGATTGTAATAACAAGAAAAGAAGAGAGGATATGTTATCCAAATATGGTGATATAACTAAGGATAAGCTTTTTGAGATGCTTAAAAATGAATCTTTCCTAAGTGTCGGTAAAAAATTAGGCGTATCTGACAATATGGTAAGGAAAATATGTGATATCTTTGGCATTCCAAGACATGCCTCTTACTACAGAAAATTAAAGGATTGATAATTAGGGGAGTTAATTTAACGGATAGAATTTACGATTCCTAATCGTAGCGTGGATAAGGGTTCGATTCCCCCACTCCCCACATGGTGTTTTCTTAAACATATTCCCGTAGGTCGGTAATTAACGATAACCGGTAGACAGCCTACGGGAATCAATAAAATCCTACGTGCTTGGGATCGCTTTCAGTTCTATTTTTCGTGTGTATCTATAGGAGGGTAGCACGACCCTCCTTTTTATAAATACTATTTGCTATGGACATTAATCAGATAAAAAAGTACCTGCCATTAGGATGGGATGTGGTTGATCTAATAGATCACGGCATAATTGATCTTGATATCATGAATGGTAAGATGATGGGTGAGTATGTGGCTGTGTTGATGATAAAATCTTATGATAAGACCAATGGTCATATTCTAACCACTTTCTCGTTCCATGATAAGGATATGGAGAAGTTGAGGATGTTGATAGGTAACGCTATAATGGCGGTAGGATATAGGAATAATCCTCTTACTGGAGATGGGAACACGGCAATCAAATAAAGGCACGGAATACACTGAAAGAGGGATATTGGATATCCTTAACAGACGGTTCTTGGTATCTCCTAGATGGATTATAAACAACTTGTATGTCTATAACTGGGAGTCTGATTATCTGGCTATAACCAGATCCATGTACGCTTATGAGGTTGAGGTGAAGATCTCGTTGGCTGACTATAACAAGGATTTCGAGAAAGAGGGTAAGCACCAAGTAATGCAAGGCTGGTTCGAGGCTCGGAAGCAAGCCCTGTACGAGACCGGTGACTGGGTCAGGTACGGCCGCCCCAATTACTTCTACTACTGCGTTCCGGATGGGTTGGTTGATCCTAAGGACATACCTCCGTACGCAGGACTCGCTTATGTTTGTGGCAGGAATTTGAGAAAGATCAAGGACGCCCCTATCCTGCATCGTGATAAATTTGACCCCGAAGCTTATAAGATGGCAGATAAATTCTACTACAATTGGTGGAACGAGAGACGTAAGGCCAGACAGATAGAAGGGAAGGATATGAAAGATGAGTTCAGGAAAAGCATGAAAAAGGTGAAGGAGAAGATAACCGTCGATGCCAAGATCAAGGCGATGGAGGCATTCTGGAGCGTCTGCGATTACGCCTACTGGCCGTACGGGGGAAGAGGGGTGCCCGGAATGAGACCCAACTGTTCCGCTTGTGGCGAGGAATGTAAATTACAATGTCCGAAAGGGAAGGAATTTAAAAACAAGATAAAATGAGTAAGATTAAAGATTTATTGGCAAGAGCCATTTCATTGGCGTCAGAACAACCAATGAGTTATAATGAGGTAGAATCATTACTTGAAGATATAGATGCTTGTAAGGTCAAGATATGGCTGGAAAAAGGAGCGATATTGCCTAAGTACGCCCATAAGGAGGACGCTTGCATGGATCTGTTCGTTAAAAACATAGAATTTGACGGGGGTAGGATTATATACCATACTGGTGTGCATGTAGCTTTACCTGAGGATTATGAGATGGAAATCCGTCCACGTAGTAGCATTACAAAAACTAAGTCAATTATCCCAAACGCTCCGGGTACCGTAGATGAGGGATACAGAGGGGAGATTATGGTAGTGACTAGACGTGTAGATCACTATGGAGACCCTTCTTATTCGGCAGGGGATAAGGTAGCTCAATTGCTTATCCGTAGACGGGAACGCATCGTATGGGATCAAGTAGGGTCGTTAGAAGACCTTGGAGAATCAGAGAGAGGAAATGGAGGGTTTGGTAGTACTGGAAAGTGATTAATGTCTTATGAGCGGGAGAATTAAGATAAAGCCTAAGAATAAGGATAAGAAACCTGATATCGATGTATTTAAGATAATAGAAAACCGGTTTAAGAATATGAACGAGCTTCGAGACCTGATCGACATGGATCCAAGGAAAGGACTGGTCAGGATACGGGACGGGGACGGAGCCGGATTCAGGGAGGTAGAGCGGGGCGGATGCCTGCATCGGAACTACCTTAATTTGTTGGAGGAGGAGCTGGGAGCGAAGTTGTCAATAGATTTGCTGGATAAGTACGTAAGAAAATAAAGTTTGTGTAATTTATAATAAGATGGATAAAATATTCGAGAAATTAGATATGGGTAACGTATCTGATGGATATCATACCTTTAACGAGCTATACAGATACCGTATGCTTTACAATGCCGCTTTCTTCAACGAGCTGGCTAAAGGGGATGTAAAGGTCTGTAAGTCACATAAGCATTATGATGGGGAGGAATGCTTCGGTGGAGGATGGTTTATTGTAATGGCCGAACTACCTACAGGTCAGATCTCCAATCATTATGAGAACCGGTATTGGGGGTTATTCAATATCCCTGAACTTGAAACGGCATGGAAGTGGGATGGTCATACGCCTAATGAGGCCGCTGATAGAATAGAATCTTACTTGAAATTAAAATGATATCAATATCTGCCCTAGGAATTGCTTAGGGCAGGTTCGTTTTATATACCGAAGTGTCTACCACGATCTGGTTATCCAGATCCTCAATCAACTCAATGATCTCATCCCTTATATCATAAGAAAGCAAGATCGGTATTATGGTTAGTATAAAAGATAGTATTATTCCTGATCCTATTATGATAGCAATATCATCGCACTCTATATCTAACATCGGCATGACAAACATCAACCCGGACATGAATATCATCACGAACAACGTGGATATCTCATTTATCATATCCCTCTCCATTACGTCCTTAATCATATCTCCTCAACTTTAGTATGGTTTATTATCCTGCTGATATGACGGATTCTTAATCCCGTCCTGTCCTTTATCTTACCATATACGTAGTTCCTTGATACGACCGTAGCCAAATCACCTAACTCGTACAGTATCTCATTATACATCCTATGGATCTCGTTGTTGCGGATAACCGTACTGTCCCTTACATATATCTTCTCAACGTCGTCGTCGCAGAAGAAGATCTTAAGCTTATGAAGTATGTCTCTAAACATGATTATAGTTTTGTCCCAAAGATATGAAATTTTGAGGATAAAACCAGAAGGAAGCCAAAAATAACGGGAGGCGGTGGGAGGACGGGGGATGCTCGGAAGGATGGAAGCCAGCCCGTTCCCTTGGATTCAGCGACATGATTCGAGAATAAATCATATATTTGTATGTACAAAATGCATAATAATATGATATTAAATAAAATTAACTCAATGGGGGGTATTTTCCGCCCTCCATAAAAACAATAGATTATGTTAAGAAGAAGAATGTTAAGTCAAATGCCATTACCGCCGTCCGGTAACGTGAATGACGCTTATTTTTACGTGGAAGCTCCATGGATAAAAGATCTATCAAAATATAATATGAATGTGGATGAATCTATGTATATGGATATTGATAAATATAATGGTAAATATGTATTTTCCATGGGGAGAGTAGGAGCCTACAATTCCTATATCAAATTTGATAATGACTCGAATATATTACCATGCCCTCAACCAGATAACGAAATATCCATAGAAGCGTTGCTCTATTTAAATACAGAGCAGGAAGGAAGATATTATCTATTCGCTCCATATGGAACCCAATCTACTACACAAAACTATTTATGTATAGGTGTTAATGTCTCATCATTTGGGACTAAACTTTTTTATACCAAAGGACGATCTGTAGATATACCAGCATATCAATGGGTACATGTAATGGCGTCGTGGAGAAATGGGTATTTAAGGGAATATATTGGAGGAGTACTGAATTATGAGGATGCGACTAATGTGATGTATACACGAAACTATCAAACATATTATTTTAATATAGGAGGATATCCATCAGCCTACGACATGGGACTCCCTGGAATGTTTAGGTATGTAAGGATCTGGAATTATGCTAAGAACTTTGACTTGGATAAATTCGTGCCGGATACTTGATCATACGATATTAAGGTGGTGGTCGTGCCACTACCTATCTATTATTCCATAATAAAGATATATACCAAGGGAAGTAGCCGGCGGAAGCCCCGATGGGTAGGCCCGGAGGGATGAAGGGAGGCCTCCCTCCCTTTGGTACTACATCCTCCTCACAATATATCATGATGGTACTACAATTACTATATTTACATTATAGGTGTTATTGTAAATGCCAGTTCCAACGGCAACAGATTGGCATCCCTCACAGGCATTGGCTGTTATACAATGATCACTTGTTATAAGATGACCTTGCCAAGTTATACGATTGTTACTTGTAATCTGATTATAAAATTCAGACATGTAAGTGAAATTGATGATCTCCTCAGGATCGGTTATCTCCGTTATAGGAGTAAATTTAGTTATCCTATTCCCGTATAACTCCGTATCAGCTAAATCACAATGCATACCAGAATTATATAGATACGTGAGAGTCCCTTTTGAAACACCTCCAGTTGTGCCTAATAAAACGTTGTACTCATATTGTTGATCCTTTGAAACTATCTGTCCACCTATTCTTATAACTTCTATCTTCTTGTTGCGATATATATCAAGATAAGATCCGTTAAAATCAGATTGATATGTATCTCCATCAATATATATATCTACAGGATTAGGACACATGCTCTTGTCTATATTAATACGGTAGTGGATCTTACCGGAAGAAGAAGTCCTGCGCCTAAACATACCCCCTCCTTATCTGATGGTTAAAATACCCCCCCCCC